TGGGATAAGGTATTTCTGTTCCCATGTGGGCATCATCAATCTTCGTGATTGCGTCTATGCGGTCTGTGATCATGCCACCTGCCTCAATTCTATAAGCCTGATAACCTCTTTCATGCCTTCTTCCCAATCACCGTCACAGTGAATGATCCTTACAGAGTCATACCATGGCATGTCATTTGCATATCGCCATGCGTAGTATTTGTTTCTCAAGACAAAACACGGAATTCCCAACGCACCGGCTAGATGAACAATAGAAGTACAAGAGGTAACAACATAATCAAGTTGAGAAACAAGTGCTGCCACATTGTCATAGTCAACACTTTGCGTGGCCCAATCATACCTTTCAATTTCAAAATCACCGTAATCAAAGTCTGAATACTCAAGAGATACCAGATCACCGTGCTCCCGAAGAGGCTCAAATGCCTCAAGCGGAACCGTTCTTAGTTTTCTGTTGGTAAACTTACTACCACCTCTGAAGGCTATGCCTATCTTTCTCTTGTTGCCGAACGTCTCCTTCCACTGTTCCATTCTTACCGGATCAGCCTTGAGGAAAGGCTTACCAGGAAAATCTTCTATCTTCTTTCTGTAGAAAGCAGGTAAGTCAGCTACAGCACAACGAGCATCCCATTCATGAGAATACAGCCATGAAGCTGACTTTCTTCTTGTTCCATAAACAAACGCATCAGGAAATGACCTTTTGAAAAGACCTTCTAATCTAGGGTCGCAATCAATAATAACCTTCTTGCAATCTTTTATCGCATCAGGGATTACAGAACCATAGAAGATTTCATCTCCTAGCCCCTGCTCACCATAAATAACAACTATCTTATCCTTCTCGCCTTCCCATCGTTCTTCGTCTCCATAGACGATTTCTTTTCTGAACTTAAGTCCAAGAGATTCACGATTTAACCTGAACCCTTTTTCAAAATCCTCCAAACCAAGGGAAGCTAAAGCAACAATATCGGTAGCCGCAGTTGAATTACCATCATCTTCTTTTATAGAAAGCGCTTTTTCTGCTAACTCTATCGCTTTCTTATAATCACCAATCTCAATATACATTGACGCTAAATTAGTCAAAGCTGCTGTGCTTTCAGGAGAATCAACTAACATATCTCCAAGTATTGTTATCGCCTCCTTGCTCCTTTCAGGATTACGAATAGATGTGCCTAAACCTATCCACATGGATTTAAGCTCAGGGTATAACGCTACACCATAGCGATATACCATCTCTGCCATTCCGTAACGATCTTGAGAAATATACATCGCTCCAAGAATGCCTAATGCTCCAGGATTAATAGAGTCACTGTCCAGGATGTATGAAATAACCTTTTCACAATTAGCAGAATCACCTCTATCATAAAACTCACTGGCGATTGATACACGCTCATAATTACTTTTATCAGCTAGTTCCTGGAATCTAATCATAGTTTCATATTCCCTGTTTTCAGATACTTGTATTCAGGAGAATTAAGAAGCGCTCTTACTTTGGGCCAGTATTCTTCCTCATAGATATTATTTATTCCGTGTTCCTTTCTCCACTTGATCTGTACTATCTCCGGAATGATGGCAGCATGAACCCAGCCTTTTTTGATACCGTCCCTCTGGTGAGTAGTGTTATGCAGTGATTTATTAAGTTCTATAATCCCTTCAACATCCTGTTTATGCTCTATATGAGTTTGTCCGGTTGCTTCATCGTAATGATGAATTGTCTCAAGACCTGTTAAAGAGTCTTTACCAAGTGAGCGTGTAATCATAAGTTACCTCTTGAAAAAGGGGGCCAAAGCCCCCTCTATGTTAAGCGCCTACGTTTGCAACCTTGCCAGAAGCAGCCTCATTACGAGACTCAATTGTGTACTCTGTCAGGATAACCATCTCATCGGCATCACCACGTTTTGCCAACTCAAAGGTGTGCATTGGACGAAGGAAAGCAACAGCCCACATTGACATATCCAGTACAAGTACCGTCCTGTCGCGTGAAAAACGGTTGGGTACGATTGAATGCTGACCGAAGTCAGAAACATACAAATCAGCCGCACCTACAATCGTTGCCTGACCTTCAGGAGCATTCTTGAAGATAGTGGCAATACCACTAAACCCAGAGATTGACTGTTTGGACACAGGACCAACCATAATCACATTGGGATCACCACCCGCTGTCCAGCATTGCTGAATTGCTTGCTTGAGACGAGATTCAACAATCGAAGTAGTGGCCGTACTATCAACAACCGCAGAAGTAAGACCAGTTGAAGTAACGTAACCAACAGACGTTCCAGCAGTACCTAGCTCAGTACCATTTGAAGAAATCCATGATTCTGCACCTGCAAACGTCCTCGCTGATGTCGCCGAACCAAGATCAGTGCCTGTTGGCCCTGTCAGGTCTTTCTCCATATCACGCTTCAGCTCCTTACCCTTCTTAGCCGTCTGGTAAGAGACTTCAGAAGCACGGCCAGCCTTGTCAACAGCCTCTGTCGTGCCTGTTACAGCGAACGATTTGTAGGCAATTTGAGTTGGCGACTTCAGCCGGTTGGTAGCTACAGTTGCCGCTGCTGAAATCAAATCCCCTTCCAACTGGGCATTGGCAGCCGCTGCTGCGAGTACATCTGTTTGCCATTCATGAAGCTTTGCAGTCGCTTTTACGCGGGCAATGTTGGACATGAAAGGCGTTTCTGTAGGCGAAATGTCATAAATGACATCGGTCAAGTCTTCTCGCAGACCTTTCGCCTCATAAGTATCAAAAGCATTTGAAATTTGAGCCATCTTAGTTCTCCATCAGTTGTCTGATTGCCATTGCAGCATCTTCAAGCTTTCCTGATTTGCGAACACGTCCACGGATTTCCTTTTTCTTGACATCATCGACATCTGCCTTGTTTTTTGGTTTACCAGCACCCATCTTTGGAAGAGACTTCAACTTCTTCTTTTTGGGTTCTGTACCCTTGCGGGCTTCCGTAAATAACATGGCATCACGCGCCATCGAAATGAAACGTGAGTCTACGAGGCCAGGATGGACTAACCGACCATTCTCAATCTTGCCGTCGATCTCGAAATCTTGCAGGCCGTTGGATTTCAGGTACTTTCTGACTTTCATGGTTTCAGTCTCGCGTATTTTGTCATCTGCCCACTCGGGGATTGACTCGATAAGGCGAGTTCTTTCAGTCTGAATCTTGTTTGAATAGTCGTTAAGCAACTTCTGATTTCCTTCTTCCTGCAACTTCTTCCTCAATTCTCCGGCTTTCTGTTGTCTGATCTGTCTTTCCGCGAGCCTTGCGGTGTACTCGGCAGGGTCTGAATGACGTAATTCCTGTAACTCTGTGTCATCCTGTCCTTCGAGCATTGTTTGCAGTTCGGATTCAAGCGCTTGAACACGCTCCCATTCTGTTTGTAACTGAGTCTTCGCGTTTGCGACCTCAGTGTTGAATTGCTTGCTCTTTTCAGCAAGCTCCATCAGTTTCAAGTCCCCGGACTCACCCTTTTGAAAGGATGAAACAAGGTCTTTTATCGTCGTATCTCTACGCTCACCGTTAATTTTTGTAGGAACTATAAGGGATTCAAGGTAATCCTCGTCTACCCCAAGGTGTTCCGCAATATCGCTGAACTGAGTGATAACATCAGGCTCCTCAACCTCGGTGGGAGTCTCGGTAGGCGCTGCCTCTGGTTCCTCCGGCTCGGTTTCGGTAACTGACTCGATAACTTCTGGTTCTTCAGGATGGGTAGTGTCTACTGATGGCGTACCGTCCATTAATGATTCTATCTTTGCTGCTGCGCTTTTTACTGTTGAACTGTCCGCTTCAACCTCTCGGATGGGTTCATTCATAGTTAACTCCAGTTTTCGGTAATAAGTTCGATCATAACGGTTTTGATGCCCTGTATTTGAAGGTAACATCTGTCTCGTCCGTCCGAATCTTCGGATAGAGACGTTTCCCACGCGCTATGTAATAGGTTAATCTTTGCCTCGACTGCATCGACAAGCTCTGCCGAGCTTATCATTCTGTTCGACTCTCTAAACTGTGTGAATTCGTTATGTAACAACTTCAAGACCTCCAGGTACATTCCTCTGGTATTCAAGTTCTATCTTGTATCTATTTGTCTGGTCTGTCGTTTTAATCTTAAGCATGTTCTCTTCGTGCTTCCAGATAGCTTCCTGACGGTTAGTTTCCATCTCACTTCTAGCAACCTGTACCTGTTGAGCGGTTAGTTCGATCTGTGCCTTAACAAGTTCTTCCTGAGGATCAGGCGCTGGCGGTGGTGGCGGCTGGTCAGAGAAGTAAGTATTACCATCACCCAAACCAAGAACCTCAACAAACTTGTCCTGCGCGTTAAATACATTCTCTGGAGAGACATTGGGTGAGTTCTTCTGAACTTCCATAAGCTGCATGACTGAATTAGCCTGCTTGTCCTTGTTACCAGAACCAATGCCGACATTTATAGTCATGTTATAGCGCGTCTTCCACTCATCAGGGCGCATCTCTACCCACTCGCCCCTGAGTTGAATCCACTTACGCTTGTCCTGGTTCTTCTGAATAATAGCGTGAAGCTCACGCATGACATTCTTGACACCGACCTCTGCGAATATTCGTGCGATAAGTTCTGTGCGCATCTGGGCCATGTCGAAAGACTGGTTTATAACACCCGTTCTTCCGTGGGCAAGCACGTTGCTCTCAAGGCCCATCGTATCCTGAGAGAGACCGGTACGCTCTTTACGCATGGTCTCCATCTGGCCCATAACCTCGAAGGTCTGTGGAGGTAATGGATTAAATGGCATTGACTCCATCACTTGTGAAGGAGGGCCTAATGTTCTTACCACACCACCACTTCGCGATGTCAGTAGGTCGTCCATGTTCACCATGCCGTCCTGTACAGCCGTTCTTCCATTATTCGCAAGATAAGTGTTATCAAGGATACCGCGCATTATCGTAGATTTGATAAGCTGGATATCCATTACAAGGTCTGCAAGGGAAAGCCCGTAGAACTTGTGCGTTAGGATAACGGGAGTAATCGCTACAAACGGAACCCTGTCGGCTGGCTCGTTAAGTAGAATCTCACTACCAGCCATCGTAATCTGGCGGAGTTCGGCAACCCCGTCACCATCGAAGTCAACCTTGTAATAGCATTCGTGTACTTCTATTTGACGTGTAGCTTCGTGGTTAGAGTCACGGTTAAAGGTATCTTCATCCAGATTATCCCTTGCTATCTTAACCTCATCGAGATTCAGGTCTGTTCCATCCCAGCTTGGAAGGTCTTTGACCTTCTTCTTTGAGAACCCCATCTCTATGAGTTCCGTCTGCGTCTTTAAAGAGCGGTGACAGGTAAACCGCGCCGTCTTTGGATCAAGAGAGTCTGCATCCTTCGAGATAAGGAACTCTTCCGGCGGAATAGGTTCTACTTTTGCACTGCCGTTGTTCTTTACCCTCAATACCGTGATATCGTGAAGTCCGTTGTCTTCACTATGTTCTATGGGTTCTACGTCAGGATCACCCAGAAGGACATTGAGTTCGTTTTCAGTAAGCCCCTTGTATTCTTCTCTTTCGGTTTCTTCTTCGGGAGACCACCATATCTTCATAATTCCGTTCTTCGATAAAAGCGCATCCTTGAAGAACGTATAGAGGTTTATAAAGCCATCGTTTTCCTTATAGAAAACATGATTGATGATATCTGTTTCCTGTTTAGCCGCCGCCTCATCACCCGGCTGGATGGGGTCGAATACCACTGCTCGTTCATTAGAGGCGAAGATTCTCATCAGAGAAGGCATTACCCACTCGATCACGTCCATCACATCGCGTGAGATGACCTGTGACTTACCCTCAACCTCGTTACCGAAGGGTTCGCCATAGTAATAGTTAAGGGCCTCGGATATCTGATAGGAAAGCTCCCCAGACCCGGCACCATAGGCGTTATCAATCTCGCCACCGACAAGGGCGCTGAGTTCGTCTTTCTTCATTCTAGCCATTGGCTATCTTCCGAGGACGACCAAGCTTTGGTTTGGCTTCAAGGGCGTCTATACGGGCTTCGAGTTCGTCAATCTTTCTCAAAAGACCGTCTTTGCCAAATCGCTCAAAGGTCTCTATGTTCATATCTCTGATGATTCTGTCGTTTGAAAACTTCATACGATACCTTTGTTTGAATAGTTGATTTCACCACTAAAAGCCATGCTTCCGGTTCTTGCGTTCCTTAAAGACATAGCCGCATATCTCGTAGCTGACATCAGATCGTCCTTCAGAGGGACAACCTTGCCGTCCTTTCTGTGGTACATGCGAAATTCCTCAAACCACTCGCTCAAACCACTGAAAACCTTGAACCTTCCAGTGCTCATGCGCTCGAAGATAGCATCAAGACCTACTTCAACGCCAATATCACCCTTTTTCTGACCGGGAGCCGGTGGGTTTGTGAAGGACTCATACCACATATTCACGCCTTCCTGAGCATATAGTTCCTTATACGTCTTGGCGCTTCTTGGATCATCCTGGTTAGCATCGTGTGGCCATATGACGGGAATCCACGGCTCTGTGCGCTTTCTTATCTCGGTAGCGTTCTCGGATATAAGCTTTCTTCGCTGTCTAAAGCAATCGTAGACATAGACAATATCCAAGTCCCTGTCCCACGCAATCCACACACAAGCGAAGGGATGATCCGAGCCTAAGTCTATCGCACAAATCCTAGGCCAGTGACTGGGGATGTTCACGGGATCGGTCTTGATGTCTTCTTCCTTGATCGGCCATACCAGCCCGGACCCCATCAGCGGAATACCCTTGCTTCTCATGTCTCTCTGCCAATCAGGAAGCGCAGCTAGAATCTGGGCCTTCTTGTCTTCAGTCAGGTGTGTATCGCCTTTCTTATGATGTTTTGTATTGTCATCATATTTGGCATCTTCCCATGTCGCAGTCACACAAGCCTGTCCCTTCTTGAGCTCGTTCATGAACCCCATTACCACAGAGGTCATGCCTTCTTCCGGGGTCATGGTCATGGCTAGTCGGGAGTCTTTTTGCGAGATAGTCCCCCGAAGCATCTGGGACCAAATATCCTCCGGCGGTTCCTCATCTGGCCAGCCGAAGTTAAACCGGATACCCTGGAACTTCTGCCAGCCCTGTTCGTAGGCCATGAACCATATTTTAGATGGGCCGTACTTTCCGTTTACGATTATGGATTCATAAGCATCGGGGACTCCGGCTTTCCTGGTAGGCTCACCAAGGCGGGATTTAGGCAGCATCCCTGTTCCCCAATCACTCGTTCCCTTTACTCCACCCAATAACTCGTGCTGAATGATTCGTTTTGTAGAGTCGTTAGATACACCACAGCAAAGGATGATAACCGAACTGTAGTACCTGATCCCCTCCCACCAGTCCGGGTACTCACCAAGGGCATGAAAGGCAGTCTCTGCGGCCCCTGCGGTCGTCTTCCCGACTTGATTGGCACAGATAAGCCCTACCTGTTCGGCGACCTTATCGGTGTTTAGACCGCGTGCGAAGTGAAATTCTTTCTGAAACGGGTAGGGTTCGTAGAAATAAAGCTTATGTGTTCTCTGGTATTCCCTGTACTCTTCTAAAACCTTCAGGGCGTTATTCAAGCTTGCGTTTATCCTGCCCGATGATGTCAATCTTTAAAGGGCGCTTCTTCGGAGTGTAGTCAGGTTCGTTCTGCTTAAACCCGTCTCCAACAACGTCATCCACAAGGTTCATCTCTTTCTCTGAATGTGGCTGGATTTCCTTCAGCCGCTCAATTATTCGAGGGTTTCGATGATCCTTACGCCTGTCAATGGTTCTCACCGCTTTCTTGGCCGCCTTTTTTTGGCAAGTGCCTCAGCAACCTTAGACAAACCACCTGAACCCAAGGCAACCCCAGGACTGATAGGCTTTGAAATATTAGG